TATAAAATAATTTATAAATTGATATAATCAACATAACTAATTGCTGTTATATGAATTTATAAATTATAGTAAAAAAATGGGAGAGATAATTATTATCTCTCCCTATATCTATATCGCAATCATATAAATTTATCTGACATAAATATCAATATATATACTTTCTATACCAGCACTAACTTCTTCAACTGTAACCGTTGTTAAAGAAGCAACATCGGTACAATAGACCGTATCATTTTCTGCACTATCTACAATGTCAAACGTAGACATATCAACTAACGGTAAAGTCTTAGGTGTACCATCCCACAATGTTCCAATTACTTTATAAGTTCCTGAACCTTTTGCTTGTATCTTTATTTCAGTACCATTTAAAATTTTCATTTCTACTGCTTTACCATTTTCAAAAATATTACCATTCTTAATATGGAAATTTGACAGTGCCATACAATCACCCCTTACTTAATCTTCTTCTCACCCTTTACATGTGCCGCCAGCATAGACACATCGCTTACATTCACCTTACCATCGCCGTTTATATCGCCTTTGATACGTATAGTTACATCAATTTCTGTATCAGTGGGTTTATTAGCTTCGTTACTCTTGCCCCAAATTTTTGTCTGGTCTTTTGGTCTAAGTACACCAAGAACATGATTATAATTATGCTTAATCAGCGCAACAGGGTCATTTTTACCGCCCCAGTTCTGTTCATAGCTCTCAAACCACGTAGTATCGCCCTCGCCAGTGCAGATAGCAACGTGACCCCACTGACCTATACCTTGCCCCCAAACCATTATATCGCCCTTCTGAGGAACAAACTCAGGTGTATTCGGTATGCGCTCGTACAATTCCTTGCCAGGCTGATTTGCGAAGTTGGTATAAATTTCGTAAGCACCATCGCCCCAGAACTGTTTGCCACCTATTAGATTAATCGAATAGTCATTAGCGAGGTCGAAACAATATACACCGTTGCCATCATAGTCTATCCCCACACCAATCCTCTCAGCGAAATACTTGTCGAAAGGAGTAATCGTATCAACCTTTACCTCAGTATTATTTGACTTGCTATTGGCATTGGTCTTAGGATAACCATTCAGCCCAGCCTCCTTAATAATATCGGGGTAATTCTTTTCAGTACGGTTAAGGTCAACATCGCCACTAATACCACTTACGCCGCCAGTAAAGCTATACTGGTGAATGCCATATCTAATACTAGGAGTCTTTGACGTATTGGCACACCATATATCATACTTAGCAAGCGTAGTTATCGGTATAGAGTTCAGAAAAGACTCATACGAATACAGGACTACATAATAGCCCGCCTGTTCCAGTACAGAAATAAATGCTTCGATGACTGCACCCTTTTGAACTGCTGAAAGGTTAAACTGTTTCTGTTCCTCTATGTCAAGAGATACAGGATAATCAAACTGTTTTCCTTTAAGCAGACTAAGCATGCCCTCTGCTTCACGCTTTGCGCCCTCAACAGTCGTGGCGTACATATAGTGATACGCACCTATACTCATTCCCGCCGCTTTAGCATTGCGATAATTTTCCTCAAAGCGAGAGTCTACCTGATTAGGATAAGAGAGGGTGTCGCCGTAACCATCTCGTATCATTACAAACGAATAGCCCGCCGCTTTAACCTTGTTGTAGTCCACATAACCATTATGAGCGCTAACATCTATTCCATTATATGTCATAATTATCCCTCCATTTCTTTAACAAACCGCTTTACTGCATCTATTTCTTTTTCATTATCAACTATCAGTTTACCGATTATGTCAATATTAAACCCATATATTTCAGCCACCTGTGTAGCATTATATCCAAGAGCAATCGACTTGATTATCTGCTTTCTTGTTTCCTCGCTCATATTTAATCCTCCCTTTATTCTATCTAATGGTTAATCTTTACAAACTAATATAGTGAAAGAGCCGCCCGAAAGCGACTCTCTAAAATTTTACTTTTATTGGTTAAGTTGTCTTAGTATATTCTATTATCAGTGGTGCATCAACTGGAATGGTTATATTGGAAGAAAGACAATAAAACGTCAGGGCTTTACTACTCGCAATCATTTGATAGTCTATGCGATTACCATAATCAAGATTTGAACAATCAATTGAGATATACTTTTCAATAGCTGTATCTGGTACTGTCCACCCATTGACTGTTGTCCAACCGCTAGTAGCAGACAAAGGAGTGGCAATAGTACAAAGCAGAACTCTCCTATAAATCTTCTTCCCATCTATCCAAACCTTACCAGTATAAGTTTCCTCAGTAGAATAAGAGTTCTGTTCTTCGATGGCAGACTGAATGTCAGCAGGAACACCAACTTGCTTGGCTTTGATGATGTAGTTGACACCTACAGCTTTGACCTCGGTGGTTGCACCATGACGACCCGATACAATCTCTCCAACTGCTCCTATTCCTGAACTTCCCTCGTCTGTCACTGCTGCCAGATTTTCACCCCCAGTTTGGAAGTACAAGTTAGTTAGACGAGTTCTATGCAAGTGGTTTTGTATTCTATCCTCAACGAACTCACCAAGAGCGACACCATCACTATCAAAGTGATTGCTTGACTTTCCACTCAGCCCTATACCTTTTGTAGTGGCTTCACGCAAATCAGGAACATTAAAAGTAGTCGAACCATCTCCACTACCAAACGAAGTTCCTATAACTGCAAACAGCTCTGAGTAAGTCGTTCTGCTTACAGCCTGTCCTTGACACAGTAAAAATCCATCTACAGGGTTACTACCGCCATAAGGCATTATAGTACCGACAGGCACATCGGCATAGAGAATATCGTTGCCACCACCAGCAACTCGGATTAAGTCGCCAGTTGATTTATCTATATAATTTACACTCATTTATTTCACCTCTTTTTAATCAGTTATTATTGATTTACTCACATATATAAGTAACTGAAAAACGCACGTGCACACCAGAAACGGGAGAATCGTCAATATTACAAAAAATTGTTAATGTTCTACCATTGCCAATATGACAATAGCAAGCTTCATCTACTTCACCACCCCAGTATCCAATTGCGCCCGTAGTAAGCATCACTGCCGCAGGAACCGCATTTGGTAGCGTTAATTTTGTTGTAGTGCCACTTACATTTGTCAATGTTGCCTCAGATAATTGACCATATATAGTTACTGTATTCCCAGACCTCATACAACGAATAATATCTATAGTAGCAAAGCCCTGTGAAACAGTTGTGCCAGTTGTTGAAATTTCAGTTGGGGTTAAGTAATCATAAACCGCATTACTTGTAACCGCCTTCATGTTTCCATCGGTTACTGTATCAACAGGCGTAAGGTCAGTAATCGCATCATAAACCGCATTACTCGTAACCGCCCTCATATCTCCATCGGTTACTCCATTTACAACCTCTCCCGTATCCATATCATTCGTAATCAGTGCTTCATCATAGGTTTTCTTCTCTGCGGTAGTAAGAGCCTCCCACTCTTCTAACGTACCCTTAAATACCAAATTTTTATTCGCAACAACAGTTGTACTTCCATCTGTGCTATCAACTGCATTAACGTTAGGCTTGTCTGTGAAGATAGCGACCTGATAAGTCGCTTTAGTTTCAGCATCTAATTCGTTCCATGCACTTTCGGAATTTATGAATATCTTTGAAGCCGATGAAATCGCATCGTAAACGCCACCACTTGTCACAAGGTTTGTAGAGTTCTCGGTAGGAGTAGAATCGGGGTTGCTGACTTTATTTTGGAGTGCTGTATAGCCATCAAGTTTTACAAGTCTCACGGCATACCAATGAATCTGTAATCCTAACGGGGTATGTGAAAGATTGCCAGTGTAAGTTACATAAAAAGTAAAACCAGTTGTTGATTTTGTGCTTACATTTACATAGTTATAACTTTCTCCATGACCAGTAACAGGCTTATCAAAAACTACCATATAGTCGGTATCTGGCATTGGTACCTCAAAAGTGACATTGACTTCTATGCGAGTATCACCTGTTGCTGTGTCAACTTCTGTATTAGTCCATGTACCTTCTCTTATCTCAGAGGCAGTAGCATCAAGAAGGATAGTGTTTCCTGCTATCTTTTTCAGACTACCATCTAATTGTTTTATATTAACACTCATTATCAATCACCTCCATTTTATTATGCTTTAATATACACAAGATTGATTCGACAGTTTGTATCAGTGGTAACATCAGCCCATACAGAAATGTCGCCATTCGTGTTAAAAAAGAAACCACCCCTTGCCGTATCATTATCCCAAGTTACAGGTATTTCCACAGCCATAGCGGGTCTTGGCAGTCCACTACAAATAATTGTGCCAGCGGGTATGCCCGCTTTAACTGTAAAAATCTTAGTAAATTGAACAATGCCACATCTCTCTAAGATACCCCCTGTAGCCCACGTTCCAAGGTCAACATAGGTAGTGTTCCAAGTTAATGTACTAAGGTCACGACTTGTTATCTTAGCAACCGCGTTGCTTGTGACCGCATTCATATTCCCACTTTCAATTACATCTACAACTTCAAGTCCGTCATCGTAATCATCGGTAATATTGACAATTGCTCCTTCTTCTAATGTGTCTTTAATTGCTTCATACTCGGCTCTCGTGCCAGACCAGTGCGGAGTATCATCACCGCCATCAGACACTTGCATTTTCTCCCAAGAATAGGCGGGAGTTACCCCGCCATCAGACACACACTTATAAAAATAACCGTTGGTATAGCTTGCGTTTGTAGCACCAACGTACTGAACTATCGCTCCTGAATTATCAGCGGTTGCAGTAGGCATGATAGAAACCTGTGTGGTTTCGCCTACGCCATACCCTTTGTAAAATATTTTATTTCCCATATTATCACCTCTCTTACAGAAGTTTAACTATAATTGATATGCCCTGATGGTACAGATTGTAAGCGGCGGCTCTCTCGGTAGCATCATTCATTGAATACTCTGTTTCGTTAATATACACAGACGATGCGTTTGAACCGTTGTAAACATAGCCAGTAGTCATACTGTCTGTACCCTTAAATAAGATTGTATTGATTCCCGCAAAATCACACTTGCCCGATGAAACAGCTAATCGCCAGTTTATGTCAATAAAACCGAAACCATAGCCATCACAGTGTGTACTTATAGCTGAACCGTATGGAATCCTTATACTGTAATCTTCGGTGGTTTGAGCAATCTCAGGTATGATACAGATTAAGGTCGGACTTGACCCACCTGTGTCATCATCAGAGAATCCGAAATTGTACTGGTCAATTGTTATCATAGCCAGTCTGCCTTTGTTATTGTGCATAAAAACAGCGAAATCACTCCACTGTGATTTAAAGTCTGCAAAATCACCAACGGAAAGAATATCTGAATCCCACTCAAAGGTGTAGTCAGCGTTACTTCTAACACCCGATTTAGCTGTTTCAAATTCTGTCTTATAGTCAGAAACATCGGGAGTTCCTGTAACCACCCATACAATATCAAGCGTATCTAATACAGTCTTGTTATCGTTGTATAATACATAATCAATCAGACAGGTATCAACTTCCTTGTCACTGTCAGTAGCCGTACCATCAGCTATTTCTTTTAACTGATAAATCGGTGTAGCGGTAGAATCAATAAGCAGATAGAAACCATCTGCAAGTCCCGAAAGAGATGTTACAGCAGTAGCATTGACTTTGACTTCACCATCAGTGCTTTCCTGTACTTCCTGATTTGCCCACTCATATTCTGTAGGGTCTGTATCGGGAACTTCTACACAACGATAAAAGAAACCTTTTATGTAGCTACCCGCTGTTTCCCCTACGTACTGAACGATTTTGTCTAACTCGTTTTCACTAGGGGTGGGCATGATTTCGTACTGGATAGTCACTTCATCATCCCATGCTACACGCCTTATAGTTTGTGTTTCACTGTCGCCCGCCCAAAGTTCGTTCTGAGCCAGCACTCTAAAATTGGCATCTTCTTTGCGTTCTGAGCCTAGAACAACGATAGATACATGTCCATCATTGCCTGTACCCTCAATCATATATCTGCCAGATGACAAGCTCCATGTTGCATTGATTATCCCAATGCGATATAGGTATGAATGAGAAACATATCCAAAATGATTATTGTCGCCTTTGAACGAAACATCTCTTGTATTTGTGGATTCTTGATAATGGTCTTTCAACACGGTAAAGCCAATGGCTTCAAGCTGTTCGATAGTATCATCTGGGTCTGGGCTTAGAGCAACAATTTTTGTCACCCATTCGCCGCCGCCAATTCTATAGAATATATCTTTTATATTTTTTTCAGGCAAACTATCAACGTTCTCAATAACAGCATCAGTAATATCTACCCACACAGCATCAGTCTCGCTATACTGATATACATGTCCCTGTTTATAATCAGCAGTAGTAGTACCAGTGAAAAGTACTGCCACACCATCAGTGGCACTCGTAGGCATAATTTTAACTTGTGATATTTTGTCATTAAGCGCTTTTGTTACAACCTTGTTCTGTACAGGATTAATACTATCATCGGATAGTACGGTGTCAATCGAAGATTTGCTCAACTTTAATTTGAGCTTTTCATCTATCTGTCTCTTAGAATACCCGCCGCCACCATACTCAACACCGTTATGTATAATTTTTGGCATCAGCTATTCACCGCCTCTCTGATTTGGTCTTTTTCTTCTTCTGTAAGCGCAATATAACAAGCGAGGATGTTTTCAAGTTCCTCACCATTTTCCATTTTACGCTTTACAACTCTAACAAAAATATTTAACTTTGCTTGTGATAACATTATATTTCACCACCTAATATCTCGACTATTGTTTCTTCGATGTCATCTAATCGACTACTGTTATTTTTTTCTTGTGCAAAAACTTCATAAACTTCTTTTGGAATTTTTTGTTCTTCGTAAGAATAAAATATTTCTGTAGCCCCCGACAAGACATCTTGTATCTCTACCTTTTGAATATTTCGCCTAATGTAGACATATTTCTGCGAACTTGCATTGTCTATCACACTAGGTTCTACAGCGCTTCTTGATTTATACCACATAAATCTAACCTCCAATCATTCAAAACGATAAGCCATCGGCTTACAAGACAATGTGGTTGACACCGACCATGAAGAATCGGTAAACAAACCTTGCATTGTCAGCGCGGACATACCGACATTTAATTCGCTTGCGGTGCAATCGCCATAAGCTGCATAACCAGCACCACGATGGAAACAATCGGCATAGTATGAGTAAGTCGAACCATTTGTTTCAATTGGGAAATACCCCCAATCGCCAAACGCACATTTAGATAAAATGCCACCAATAGGATTACCTACAGATAAAACAGTATATCCATCGCCCGCGCTATTATAAGGCTGAGTCATCTTGTAGGCATATGAATCTGTCAATGCAACAAGCCCCGCTGTTCTACGCCACACACAGCCCCACCAATTTTCCATTCCGAATGATTTAACAGGGCGGTCGAGATTCTGAGTATCACCGTAAAACAAACCTTTATCGTTCAATTCACCTGTTACATAAGATTCTTTAATTGATTGTGC